GAAAACGGAAGCGGATGGAGTATACAAAAACAATTTTTACCATGGAGCTCGCCGACTGTATTGAGTGCAACATGTGCCGCGCCTACGTCTTCGACACCATCAAGCGTCCCCTCTCCATTGCAGATGGTGTGGTCTTCGGTCCTCTCATCGACACCAATCGCGCAATGCGGCGTGCGATGATCTTCATTCCTGAATTTATCCGCGCCGCCTTTGACGACAAGAACCACGAGCACCTGGCGATTCTGTTCGTGGAGTCGGGGGGCGTGTGCTTGAGCAGGTGCTTCAACCAGCACTCGGTTCTGCCGATTGCCCGCATGTGGGTCAAGAACCGCATCAATGAGGTTGGAGATCTTGACCAGCTCCACTACTTTCACACGTCCGCATCTCCGCCGCCGGATGCGATTGTCGCACCCAACTCTGCCCACGGTCTTCGTATTCGCATTCCGCCATCCAAGTGCGACGATCTCTACGACTAAAAACGGAAGTTTCGCGTCTATGTCCATATCAAACCATGGATCCCTGTCCGATCTGCTTCGAGCCGGTGGATGATACCACTGGACACTGCACACTTTCCTGCAAGCACGTATTCCACATCGCATGTCTTACCAAGTGGGGGAAGGAAACAGCATCATGTCCGATGTGCCGCCGCTCGCTTGGCGCAACCGAGGTTGAGCCAGCTCCGCCGCCTCGCGAGTTCTGGACGGAGTGGATCGGTGGACGCCGTTGGCACATAATCTCATCTTCACAGGCAGTTGAGACAATGGATGATCCTCCTCCGCCCGAAGGTCCGCCACCACCGGAGAATCGGATCCATCATATCCAACACATGATGGTCACCGAGAGTGACATTGAAACGGTCATGGAGGTTTCACATGTCAACCGTGGCGCTGCTGTGCGTGCACTGCTGCAGCACGATGGCGCAGTCGACGGGGCTGTGTCGTGGCTGGCTCTTCCACCTCTACCGCCAGAGCCACCTGTGTATTTCCCACCGCGTGATCCGATGACCCACCCAGCTGACGACCAGCTGACGACGTGGTTCATTCAGCGGATGTTCGACGACGGCGAGTCAATCCCCGGTGTATACAACAGCTACCGGGATTTGCATGATCGTATGAGGAACGGACCGCAGGGGCGATACTGGCAGCATTACGAATTCTGCATTGACCCGCCGCCTTCTGTTGATGGATATGAATCTGCGTAGACAATAATGCTTCAGTCGATGGACGACGCGACTGATAGACAGCAGTTCAAGTTCTCTCGCAAGGTGATCGTCGACGAGATTACCAAAATGTTAAAAGAGGGCAGGACTCATCTTTTTTATCCCGCTACAGAAGGAGACCGGTTGTATAGACCGGGTCTTCTTGTGAAGCATCTGGGTGAAATGGTCTATGAACTGCAGGGTGCGTATCGAGGCGAGTTGGTTGCCAGCCGCACCCCTGGAGGAATTGTCGTGGACAAGATATAAATGGACCTCAACGTTATTATCCCCGTTCTGCTGTTTATCCTGCTGTCGCCGGGTGTGCTGCTGTCCCTGCCTGCTGGTGCCGGAAAGATCACCCAGGTGCTGACCCACGCCGTGGTCTTCGGGGCTGTCTACTGGGGTCTGCGCAAGACGTTCCCGCAGTATTACTAACCCTGCTGAATCACATGGTTCACCGCAGGGTGCGCCGCTACACCTGCAATCTCAATCCATGCAAAATGCTCCTGAAACGCTCGCTCGTTTGAGGACAGCGCAAACGTCGGATAACACGCCTTCAACGTCTGGAATGCCTCCGCCTCTACGTGGGCATTCTGTTGACGCAAAAACATTGTGATCTGGTCGAGCTTCGCCTTGCGGTCGGGGATACTCAGCTTCCGAAAGTTGATCACGAAGTTCTCCATTACTTAAACTTTACCATGGCGTTTCTACGTAGATGCCATTGACTCGGCAAACACATCATGCGACGGAACGAGTACTCCGTGTATCGCGAGATTCCTTCGGGCGACAACTCCTTCTTGATGGCAGCCATCAAGGTTGGATTGCGCTGCATGCACTCCTTCTTCGTGTAGGTCTTCAGCTCCTTAATCAACACCTCAATCTCCTTGTACTTTTCTGCAACCCCGAATCCGTCATTCTCTTTCACGAAGGCCTCAATCTGCTTTCGTGCCGCCGTTCTTGTTTTGCAGTACTCCCTGGACTTGCGGTTGATGAGCGCGCGGATGCGACGGACCTCGCGGTCCTGCTTGAAGGCAAGAATGGCTTGCGCACACAGACCCGCCTCTTCCAGCGCGACCTCGGGAGTCCGATGGCGGTTGCACTGAATGCAATCATAGTCCGTGCGACGCATGTACCCGATAATACACCGAGAATGGAACGCGTGACCGCACTCCAGTTTCAGGCAGGTTGCAGTAGACTCCTGCTCGTCCTCAAACTCTTCCATGTCCATGTCGTCTTGACATACGAGGCACGTAGGCATTTTGAGTGTTTTACTTAAGTGAGTGTAAATGGGCAGTTGGTTCAGTAGCGATCAACCCATGCTTACCATCGGGTTCAAGACAATACGGAGAAGCAAGATGAAGACGATCAAGACCTACCAAGATGCGTTGCGAATCATGGGTCTGGAGTGCAAGGACGACGACAATGTCCTGGTTGTTCACGGGGAGCTGCGGGTTCTGACGCCCGTCTACGAGACCTTTCAGATTGTGGATGAGCTCATCTTCAGAGGAGTGGACATTCCTATCCGACGACTGTATGGACGGCAGTTTTAGCAATCTCGTCGCGAGCATTATACAGCTGCTCGAGTGGTGCAAAGTGGATGTCGGTCAGAATGAGGAAGCCACCGATGGACAGAATGATCCCGTCTTCCCAGTCGATTCCCTTCGGTCGGAAGAGCCAGAAGTAGATCCCGAGGAACAGCCCCAGCGATGTTTTGAAGATCGTATCCACAATCGCAAACATCGGACTTTCCGATACCTTGAACCCGAGAATCGTTAAGATGATCTGTGCCATAACAATGAACTTTAAAAAGAAGAAGTAAATCTGATACCACTTCATTGTGATACTGCTAGAAAACGGATTGGAGAGGTTGCATAAAAGTAAGAGCCCCGGACAAAATGGACTACCTCTACATTCTCGAACTCACCTGCGGCAAGTGGCTGGTCGGACAGTCTAAGAATGTCGACCACACCTACACCTACTACGACGCCGGATTTGGACCGCGATGGATCCGGACCTACGCACCTCTCGGTATTGCAGTGTCTCGCCCGCTGAAGGGTCCCATGGATGTGCGTGACACGACCCTGATGCTCATGAAGAAGCATGGGATTGATGCAGTGCGGTGGCACGACTTTGACGACATCCGGATTTCCGACGAGGAGGAGCAAGCTATTCGCTTTCTGCTCCACGCTCCCCCCGATGCCTGTGTGAAGTGCCACGCCACCGGGCACGTGTCGGACACGTGCACCCAGCCACAGAACACGAACTGGGCCTGCCAGTGGTGTGTTTCGGACTACCCGAATCGATACGCGTGTGAACAGCACGAGAAGGGGTGCCGCCCACCCAAGCCCGAGATGCCCCACCCCAAGAAGTGGTGCCTTCGGTGTGGAAACAGGGGGCACGTTGCGGCGAGGTGCTTCGAGACCAAGCACACGGAGGGCTGGTGGCTGAAAACGAATTCGTGAGGTCCACAGCAGACTTCAGAGCCCCCAAAATGTCCTACTGCCTTCGCTCTTCTTCTGCTCCTGCCAAGATGTCTTCTTCTGCCCCTTCCTTCTCCGAGTGCGACTGGTGCGGCACCAGCTTCGACGGGCAGATCGCCTACCTGCTCCACACCCAAGAGACTGCCACGCAGTCGACCATGACCTACCACATCGGCGAGGACTGCTGCATGGGTAACGGCAAGCACGCGGAGTATGTGAACCGCTACATTGCCCGCTGGCATGTCCGCCCGAACATGTTCTTCGAGTATCTCGAGACACCCCAGAATGTCACGCACATGTTCGCGCGCGCCAAGCGCTGCCACGAGCGCGGCCGCGACAAGTCCTCGGTCAAGGCGCTCTTCCAGTGCGCATGGCGGGCCTACCACAAGCTCTCCCCCGAGAAGCAGACGCTCGTGGTCAAGTAAATAAAAAACCAACCTAAAGATGGGGTCACTTGGTGATGGTTCCTGGGCTAAGTGACTTGGCGCGCATCATGTGATGTTGTATTCGGAGCCCTGATATGTATACCGCGGTGGAAAACGGAAACGTTGCCTCTATCGCTACTTGCTTTTTACCATGCAGCCCATCACTCGCTTTCAGCTTCAGAATGCACCCGCCGTCGCCGCCGCTCGTCTCGCCGCTGATGCCGCCCGCAGGGAGGAACTCAGAGGACAGGTGTGGGCTGAGAGCGTCTACACATCTGCCCGACGGGCGGCTGAGGAGGGCTTAACCTCCATGATCTTCTACTTCAGCCAGCACATGACGACAATCGCAAAGAACTACGGAATGGCTCGTCTGCGCGAGTGGTTCCCGGACTCGGACTTTACGGTACCCCAAGAGGGTAGTGTGTGCACAATGAGTTGGGCACCGCCGTCGACAAACCCGGAGCCCTGCTAAACCGGTTTTCTTACCACACGACAGAAGTAAGCATGCTGAGATTCATACTCACACTCGCAGCCGCGCAGGCTGCTGTTCTTAACGGTTGGGTGTTCACACCACAAGGTCTCGTAGGCGGCGGGTCGGCTACGTGCGGTCAAAATTTTTCCATTGTGTACTCGGTTACCAACGCTACCGGGAATCTGTCGTCCGTGTCCGTCCAAAGCACGGGCGGGTTCGGCGGTGGTGGCACCACGACCGTTGGCACGGCACTCACCGGGATCCCGTTCGTTCAAGGCGTGAACAACACGGTGAACTACACCTGCCCAGCCACCTTCGTGCCAGGGTTCGGGGGCACCAGGTATACTGCGGTGATCACAGTGGACACCACAACCTTCAAGTCTTCCGCGTTCTCGATCGTCGCAGCTCCCACACCGACACGGACGCCCACGATCACTCCGTCCTCGACACCGACGCCGTCCATGTCCAACGGAAGCACAGCGACACCGAGTTCATCTGAGACGCCGTCGGTAACCCCAACGTCTTCGCAAACGCCGTCGGTAACCCCAACGTCTTCGCAAACGCCGTCGGTAACCCCAACGTCTTCGCAGACCGGCACATCGACTCCATCGCCTTCATCGCCTCCGGTCCTTGACATCAAAGCAATTCAAGATGCCAGTCAAGCCACCAGCATGGCAATGACGGGCGGAGTGATTGGTGGAGTCGTGTTGCTCGTGATCTGCATATACGGGATTACGAGGTTGTGGCAGCGACGCCAACGACGGTTACGTCGTCTGCGTAGTATGCGGACCATCGTACAACGGCGACAATTGTATACCGGGGAATTCGCATACGTGAGACCGCAGTAGAAAACGGATTTGAAGACTTACATGCCGACTACATTCGGTCACCATGGAGCAACTCTACGTTCTCAAACTCGAGGGAGGAAAGTACTACGTCGGCAAATCCAAGAATGTCGCAGAACGCTACAAGCAGCATGTGTCCGGAGACGGGGCAACGTGGACTCGGCACCACAAGCCTACAAAGCTCGTTGAGACACGAGCGTTGAAGAGTGATCATGACGAGACGAACCTTACGAAGGACCTTATGAAGAAGTACGGCGTGGACAATGTGCGCGGCGGCGCGTATGCATCCCCATCCCTTGATGAGGCAACCAAGGCGGTGTTGGAGCGAGAATTTCGCGGCAACAGCGATGCGTGCTTCAAGTGCGGCGAGTCCGGACACTTTGTAAGCCAGTGTACAACCGGTGAGGAAGAGGAAGAGGACGTGTGGGGATGTGACCACTGTGGAAGAGAGTTCAAGCGCATGATACTTGCTATTCAACACGAGCGGCGCTGCACATCCAAACCACCGCCCCGCCCCGCTAAGAAGACGGGTGCCTGCTACCGATGCGGACGCAAGAGCCACTACTCCCCCGACTGCTATGCCAAGACAGATACGGACGGAAACGACTTGAGCGACAACGACGAGTAGAAAACGGATCCGCCGTTTCATACCAAATTGGGTTCGGCAATCGATCAAAATGGCTCTTCTCGACGCATTCCTTCGTCAAAACAACGTTCCCGGCATCCAGCATGGCTCGAATCACCAGATTTGGTGGGTTCCAGTCAAGATCTTCAACCAGCTCCCGATTGAGAAGTGGGAGTTTAACCGCGACCCTGACGCAGAGCGGGTTGCTGAGATCCATGACCACATTCTGCGTGCGAAGCGTGCGGATGGCATCATCCACCTCGCAGATGTCAAGAACAAGATCGTCTGCTACGAGTCCAATCACCGCCGCGAGGCTCTCAAGGGAATCGAGGACTGTGCAGACATCCTGATTGACGTATTGTGGAACACGAACGACGAGGAACTCAAGGAGGAGTTCCGCCGTCTGAACAAGGCTGTGTCCGTGTCAGAGCTGTATATCGCGGAGAAGCCGGTTGACTTCTCGGAGCTGGTTGGAGCGAGGGATGCGTTCTGCAAGAAGTATGCCCTGCTGAAGTCAACCAGCCCGAATTCTCACCGCCCAGCCTTTGAGCAGAATTCTCTGCTCGACGACTTCGCCCGGATCACAAAGGAGAATAAGATCTCCGTTGCTGAGATGATGAAGCGCTTGGAGGCACTGAACGCCGAAATGGCGACCCGTGACCGCAAGAAGCTGAAGGAGGGTGTGATCGAGAAGTGCACCAAGTCTGGCTGCTGGCTGTTCGCATGGGAGCGGCGGCTGAATTCGAAGGAGTTGGCGTAGAAAACGGATTCCGATACATCAGAACAGTACCCCGATGCGGTCACCATGGCGTCCTTCTACATTGTCCTCGAAGTCACCGACAGCGGCCACACGCTCTACCCTACACCCTACAAGTCCCTCCCCCACGCACTAGCTGCAATCAAGGCCAAGTGGATTACATTCTTGGAGGAGAATGCAGCCGTGAACGATACCAGCGCCGAAGTGCTGTGGCACGAGGCCGTCGCGGACGTAACATCACAGAACGGCGTCGTATCGCTGTACCTCGAGAAGGGAAACAACTTTGAGATCCGTCATATGACGCTGCCGTAGCGGAAAACGGATCCACCCGCCCCTTACTTACTTATTTTCCATTGTAGAATGCAGCCTATCACCCGCTCTCAGCTCCAGAATCTCTACATCGACGCCGAGGAGGAGAAGAAGAAGGCAAGTGTTCGTGAACAGGAAGCCGTCGGCGAGCTCTTCGCGAATGTTGTCTACAACCGAGTCGTCGAGACAGCTAAGATGGGCAAGACGCGGTATGAGGCACACTTCCCCGCCGGCATCACGTCCATTGGTCATGATCGTGCGATGATGCTGTTCCAGAAGCTGTTTCCAGATTCTGATGTTTCGACCGTTATCTACGATACGACGACCATTGCCATTCGTATCCATTGGGGAGAAACGAAGGAAGAAGCCTTCTATCTTCGCCGTCTAGAGAAGGAGACGTGTTGGTAAAACGGATCCGTTGCCACGAAGCTGTTTTCATCGGCACAATGTCCACTCGTTCCGATATCATCGATGAGCAGATCAACCATCTTCATTCCAAGATCGTCACTCTCGCGGGGCAGCGCAAGTATGATGAGATTGGGCAACTCCGTGATCAGATTCGGGATCTTGAATATCAGAAGCTCGAGATCAACAAGGTAAGCGAACTGAAGATTGTCATGGATATCATGAAGGGCGTGGTCAAGCCTGTATCAGAGTTCGATAAGTTGTGCGCCGACGCATGGGACAACAACAAGTCGAATACCTGGGAGCAGCACGCAAACAGGCGGGTTATGACGGCGTTGTTTGAGGCGATCGTTGAACTTGATCGCAAGATTACTTCAGGGCACGGACGCTGAGAATGTAAAGGAACATCGCGTTCACTACACCTAAGATCAGCGCAGGAGCCGAACGGATAAACAGTGCAAGCCCCTTCTTGGGCGAAGACGCCATCACAAGCAGCTCCACGCCCACCACGAGTGCAGCGGAGATCGCCACAAGCCAGAAGATGACATAATACCACGTCTCAACCCAGTCATTCGGCACCTTTTTAGTGAATTCGGATTCGGTAGCCATTTACTACTTGGCGTGACGTTTTTTGCGTTTGCCGCCTTCTGTGGGTGGCACCTCGGCGGGCTCAGCCTCCACAGGGGAACTGTTGACCATCGAGTAGGTCTGATACAGCGCAAGACCTACGAGTCCCATGAATGCTCCGAAAAAGGCTGTTACTGCGAGATCGCTTTGACTTGCCATTACGTAGTACGGCGACGAGTTTTACGGCGCAAGTCCCCGTCATGCTTCGGGTTTCCATCAAGAAACGAGTAGACCCGAGCCATTGCCCACTGCTCCTTGCTCAGTTTCTTGCTGTACGGAGCCTTTACGCCCTTCCTGAACGTGCCCTTCATCCGAACGGATGTGGGGTTGGTTTTGTAGGCACCAATGCCACGATCATACACCTGCTGGAGAATAGGTTGAGAAACCTTGGATATCTTCGCCAACTCTCCAACGGAATACCCCTTCTCGACAAGGTGGTGTTTACGAAGAAACCGCAGACGGTGGGTAGTCATTACTTACCACTAAGATTTATCGACGTCGGGTGTAGCACTTCTTATACGGACGGCGGCATGGTGTCTTCCTGCAATACTTCTTGGACATGAGACGGCGACCTCCCGAATGTTTCGTCAACCACTCCTTTTTGAGCTTCTCTACACGCTTATCAACTTCATCTTGCGGTATCGGTTCATTCATCTCCTTCAGAAGCTCATCAACAGCCAGTGCTGGAAAGTTAGGCGGCGCGGGCAGCACCTTCTTCGATTTCCCTTTGAGAAACCTCAGCATTTACTTATTACGGCGACGAGTTCTATGGCCGGTCCCCCTGCGAGTCTTCTTCGTGCCATGCAGCTTGTATCCCTTCCAAGAGGGGTTCTTCATACGACGACGGGTGCCGCCTCTTCCTGGCATAGGTCCCCCGAACCGCCAACCGTAAATATCAAGACTAGGTCTTTGTATGCCGCGGTCTATAGCTGTGGCTCGGTTAGCCGCCGCCACCACCGGCCTCAGCTCCTCGGCGCGCGCAGCATTACGTCGCTGCGCATTTATCTCAAGCACGCGGCGGTTGGCATACTCTACATCTTCCCTCCTCGGGCGTGATTCGGAAGATTCGACTGAGGGGTTTAGAAGTTCTTTTATGACAGCCAACGTCTTCAACGGCAACTTACTCCTTTCTTTAATGGTGCGCAGCGTAGCATCAAGATCACTATTGGTTTGGGCTCGATCAACATGTTGATTAATTTGGTTATAATTGAGATCCTTCGCCGTTCGTCTTTCAGTATCTAACTTAGCAATAAAAGAACCTAAATTTGTCTGCTCAACATTCAAAAACTTCCGGCAATTTTCAGTTATCGTATACTTTCCTTGCAAATTGCATGTGAAGCTAACTGTGTATGCTCTTGCATTCTCTTTCATGCGGCATCTATTGGTCTGTTCAAATACAAATGTGTCAAATTCCGCCCTGTTATCAATATCCAGTTCCTCCGGCATTATTTACAGATCAGGTTATTTACACCAACGCTCCGAATGTCCGTTAATGCCTACAGCCGAAGAGCTTCGGGCATTATCGGATGATGTGAATCGTCTCAGCGAGTTCGTGAGGATTTCGGAAATGGACGCGCGGAGTGTGGGCGACACATACTTCTTCGTCGAAGCCCCCAAGGGGATTCCGGCTGCGTCGATCGAAAAAGCCTTGAAGGAGACGTTTCCCGGATGTTCAGTCACGCGCAGGACGTTCACGCTGTTCTACCGCGTGTCGTGGGCTTAGACCGAGCGAATAAACTCCCATTTCAGGTAGTCACAGATCTTCGCCCAAATGTGATCGTGGGCAATCAGACGGTCACGTGACTTCAGCAGCGGAAAGTAGACCTTATACTCATCCAAGTCCAGCAGCTCGAAGAACTTGTAGAGAATGTAGGAATACGACAGAAAGTTCGTGCGGTCGTTCGGGCAGTAGAGTAGGAACGGAGCCTGAATCTCCTGGAACATCGTGCGGATTTTTTCCTCGATCTCCGGAGTGATTGTCGGTGGGGGATTACCGTTCAACCGACTCAAAATGTGAGCGGCATGCTCGTAATACTTCGACCTCCCAAGCTTCTTCAGAATCTCACGAATCTCCTTCTCCGTCAGATCAGCAATGTTGTTGATGCGACGCTTACGGATCTCCAGCACCACCTCGTTCATCACCTCCTCGGGAATCATCGTAGACTCCTTCGCCTGAAACTGGTTCAGGATCTCATTGAGATGGTTGATCTTCTTGTAGGCGTAATTGTTCCGCTCCTTCGGCGGGTCACGGAACGAAGGGAAGTCGGAGACAACCAATGAATACTCCTCAGACCCGCACTTGGGACAGGCTAGAATTCCTTCAGAACTGATTTCCTCGCGAGCCACATTACACGCAGTGCAATGCTCGGTCATATGCTGAATCGCCTCAGGGTTATTACTTAGCTTCATGCGAGCCACATACTCATCAAAGATCTGCTTCTTAGATGACTCCGCAGGTGCAGCGGATGTAAAGAACTTCATAAACGTGGTCATATCCTGCGGAGACTGTAACGCCGGCGCGGTGGCATCCGGACGTTTGTAATAATCCATCAGGATGTCCATGTTCTTCATGTAGTAGTCCTCCATAGGGTTTGCGCGACCTAACTCCTGCTCGATCTCCCGAACACGTGTTTCCCATGCGCTACATGTGACAACGTCTGGAATTTCATTCGAGGACCGCAGACCGTCAATCCGCTCTCGGAGCGATGCGAGTTCGGTTTCCAATTCGCCCTTGCGGGTCTTGGATTCGCGCAGCCCATTCACGATGTCTTGGTGGACAGAATCAAGAGTTCCCATCGAGGTTGTTTCCGTTTCCCGTGTTTTCCTTACTTTGAATATGTCCATATAGTTCGTCTTCAACCTGTTTCATGAAAGCAGAATTCTGACATACAATCGGTCGCTGACGACGAACCGAATTCAGAAGAGTCTTGAAATCAATCCCCGAGTTCTTGCAGACGAACGCCATCACGAGGAAAGCAGAACGGTTAATGCCGGCTTTACAGTGAACATACACAGTGCCATTCGACGATCGCAGAAAGAGTTTCATCCAGTTCTCAAACTCTGGATACCAATCCAAGATCCGAACAGCAATGGAGTCGATCGCATGGATCTCAACATACTGACTCGGGTGTCTCATCCTCCACCACTCTGGACAATCATCTGCA